ATTGAACTGAGGTTTGTCCGCTTGTAGTGAATGTACTTCCCCGTGCTACTTTAATCAAATATCGTGGGTCCGGTACATAAACACCATTATCAAGTATTGCTGGTGCTAATTGATATAATGTTGCTACCACTGTAGACGGTGAAACTAATTTTGGTTTGTATCCGAGGAATTGTGAGATAGAAATGACATTTTCTTGTTGTTCAGCATATGCTAACAAGTTTTCTTTAAATTGATTATCAATATAAAATGAAAGGACATCACCAATATATGATGCCATTTCAATAAACATCATACCAGGTGAAGTTTCATTAAAATCTGAGTATGCGTTTGGGTAATATGCTTTAGCAAATTCTATTAAGTTTTGTCTAAAGTCCGTGAACGTCTTTGAGACATAATTAATTTGCTTGACATTTGGTCTTGGTTGTATAATTACTGATTGATTTGTTGCCATTTAAAACTCCAAATTAATTAAGTCTTCTAATACGACGAGCGTTTTCAAGCGCTGTAATTTCTGCTTGTGTAGGTACAGCATCTTCTGGAACTTCTGTAAACCCAACTGTTGGTGCACCAAATTGTTGTGCTGCTAATGTTATTTGGTCGGTTACATTTGGGTTATTTCTGAATCTGTATAAACATTTTATACTGATAATATTTTCATCATCTGTTTTAGTAATTTGAAAATCTATTAATTCAATAAATGGTAACCACCGGTCTACTGCTTCCGCTACTGCTAATCGAGCATTTTCTAATGTCTCTTCAGTTAATGGTTCAAATAATATTTTCCACAAGTCGCACCCCAAATCTGGTTGCCCAACCCGTTCTCCCTTCTTCGTAAGAATCAAATTCTTAAAGTTAGAACGAACTTGTTGAATTACCGTTGTTGATTGGTCAAACATTCCTGTTTGTCCTAACCGAACTGGTAATGTGATACCAATAAACTTCTGAGCCATTTATATCTCCAATCAGGTCAACTTCATTGCTTTCATTAGAGCAGAATAGTCTCTATTGATAGCTTGTAGCGTAGGATTATCTTCAGTCATACCTTGTGGAGCTTGCATTACTGGACCCACATTCTTTGATGTTGCCGTAATGGTATCACCATGGCGTTCTAGTCCCATCATTGCAGCTAGTTGACTACGAGAAAGTTTTGGTTTAGCAGTAGCTGCTTCGTTTACCTTATTTGGTTGACTACTCTTAATTTCTGCAATAGCTTCCCCAAGAACTTCTGGAAGAATCTTTTTTACGGCCTTTTCAACCGATTCTTCAATTTGTTCTTTGACCAATTCCTTGACATACGCTCTGAATAATGCTTTATCCATAATATTACCCTCTACTGGTTATTAAATCGTCCAAGAACCGTGCTTTTTGTTTCTTGGTTTTTTAACGACTGTCTATACTTGAACGGATTTTCTTGTTTTTTAAGTTCTGAATCTAATGCTTTTACAGATGCTTGTTGTTTTCGTTGTTTAATTCTGTCTATCTTAGTTTTGATATAGTTCTTAATTTGACCGTATGATGGTATTCGAGGTCTTGATGGTATAAATGAATTTACTGTTGGAAGCGTTGGTAATGCCGGTAACCCACCGGTATATGTACTTGCTGCATTTAGGGTTCGTGCTCTAACTTGGTCAATACTTCCCGTAGTAAATAATCTATCTGGTATAACCGTGTTTAGTATTGAAAACTGTGGTATTTCGGGTATATTAGCTGTTGGTATATTTCCCGCCAACGATTGGAACGAACCAGAAATATTACTGGTGTTAACTGGTAGTAAATTACTTGGTACTCCCGAAACTCCAGTAGTTGGTGGTGATATAGTTGGAAGTTCCTCTACCTCTGCTCTAAACGGATTATTTATTGGTAATAAGTTACTAGGTATTGCCATAATCAGTCGTTAGTTTTAGAAGTAAAGTTACTAGTACTATTGAATATAGCCGCTTGTGGAATGCCCGGTGCTCCGAGTTTTATCCGTAATTCAGTTATAGCTTTGACAAATGGGACTGGATTTAGTGTAGCAATAGATTTAGGTATTTCTACAATAAATGCGTCCATTAAATTCTGTAACCATGCTGCCAACTCACCGCCCAACACCATTGGTTGTGTTGTATCGTTTGGTGACGCCCCTATAAATATCTTTTTACCCGATATTATGTAGTTTCCTGAGGTTCCCTGAGCTATATCATTTGTCACATTTATACTAACAGAACGGCCTGAGAGTACCAAATCTCTGGGCGTGGATATTTCAATATCTCGTTCTGCCGTAATAAACACTGATTTTGCTGAATCTATCGTAATTGACTCTACTGCACTTAGGTTGATTTCTTTTTTCGCAAACAACGATATTTCATTTACTTTACTGTTTAAAATGACTCTATCAGAATTTAGAAAAATCTGTGCTCCGGTGTATTTGGTAGAGTCGGATGATTCTGTTGACCGTAGGTGCGCTATAGTAGATTTGGTTGCGGGGTCAAGTACTATTTTTTCATCCACTACCATCCAAAAACTACTTTTATCTTTATTGATATCTTCGTAGGTTAATCCGTATGGACCCCCAGCAACAGTTTCGTTAGTACCATCGTTATTAATATCAATAGATGTAACCTTATTTGGACTTTGCCCAACCGAAAATATTAGATTTGGTTGTGGTGATGCGGTATTTGGATTACTGAACAAACTAGAACCAAACCGAACAGTATTCCCAAATCGTCCTTGTATGATTAAATCACCTTCATTTGGACGAACCATACGAACTGCAGGATTTTCACTAAATTCATCACCCAAACTAAATTGTTGTTTCATTCCCCACGGACGATATGGAGTACCACCTTGTGCAGCAATTTGAGCTGCATCACTTCTATTGTCTGATCGAACTTGTGGCGAGAATCGTTCACTTAATCCTGGCCAAGAACTTTCCGTGGTTTTGTTTGTAGAATTAATTCTACGGGTATAAAACAATCTACCTAATGAATAAAACACCAATACTAGTTCGTTTTTTAACGGATATTCTCGTATACTGGAGTCTATCGGAGCTACCCAGTTTAATTTTTCTTTTGGAACACCACGGTCACCTGGAATGAATCGTACTTGCACCATACCTACATTACTTCCATCAGCTGCGTATTGTGGGTGTAACTCGTTTAGAATAACATCCTCAACTAATCCGTCTTGATATGGGGTTGGTTGTGATACAGCAAATCTTGGGAACTGTGAAGCTCCCAGTTGGTTGATATCTATGTTGTATGCAGTTGGTCCAAAAGATGACACTTACTTCTCCGCAAAAACATCATCCAAGTCCTTCACATCTTCTTGAAGGTCTTGGATTTCCGTTGTGATATCCTTAAGTAATGCTTCCTTCTCTGATTCTGATAGTAATCCCTCTAATGATGCGTTGGATTTGACCCCAACTGACACGATTCGTTGTGCAATTTGTGCGACACGAACCAAGTGTTCGTCATTTTTGACGTTCACTTCCAAGAATCCCTGCACAATTGGTCCAATCACAGCCGCATCTTCTGGAGTGCGAATGAGTTGGACCATTTTCATAATAAACGAGTTGATTTGTGCCCGTTTACTGTCAGTGTTTTTGTGTATTTCGGTGAAGATGTCGGCTAAACTCTTCCCATCATACAGTTCCGAATTGATATCCATAAAGACCCCCTAAAATCCTATATTATAAATAGATAGGATTTACTTTTTATATGAGAAATATGTAGTAGGGTCTGAAATATGTCCGTTTCGTCTAAATTCCCTCAACATCTTCAAAATTTGGGGTCGCATCTTGTTAATAACCTTCGTGATATGAGCAGTCTTATAATTGGTCATTTCCCTTACCATAAGATAGAGGGCCTTTTTGTTGAAATTGTCAATATTATCAATACGTTCGATGAGTTTAACTATCGCAGCTGCAATTTCCTTGTCTCGTTTCTTCTTAAAAAAGCGGTCAAGATTGAATTCCCAGTATTCTACCAACAGTTTTAGGAATTCCTTCATGTCTACTGTAGAATCCCGTGTTTCCGGCTCTACGACAAGCATTTCTTCCAAACTAAATGAATCTTCCGTTTGGTCTGAGAAGTACAGTACTCGTTTTTCTTCCTTATAGGAGTTATTATTGTGTAAAATCAAATAATTTTTAGCAATAACACTAAAATATGAAAACGCTTTACCCTTATCTTCAGTAAATTTATGAAGATTGATAACCAGAAAGGAGACTACCTGCGCTTTGATTTCATCGAAGGTACCCTCCATATATGGAAATTTGAACCGATTGATAACATTCTCTGCTAGCTTATCAAGCGGTCCTTGTATTTTACTTCTAAATAATTGTTCTCTTACATCTAAATCTTCAGATTTATTGTATGCGATTATTGCCTTTTCAGTTTCTTCTGTGAAATAGACCTTATCGTTCTTCTTCCTCGCTGGAGTTGTTGTCGCCATTACGTGTCTCCGTAACGAATGCGTATAATAAATCTACACATTCTACCAATTGTTTAAAAACATTTCCTACTTCGTCATCTTGTTCAAAGATTTGACGGTCATCAAAATGCCTCATCAGTCTTACAGTCGCATTTGTTCGACCATAAAACTGATTGATGACATCTTCTAATTCTTCGTTCTTTCTTAACAGGTTATATGTTGCGAAAGATAACACCGCAACTAGAATTGTCAAGAGTGCAACCAAAAATATTAACATTAGAAATTTTCCCGTAATTTATACTTGTTGAATTCTTCTAAATAATCACGAATTGAAGTTCCGTTTGCATCCGTTCGACCATGCATATCTCCGTTCACAAAATACTTCTTCACATTCCCCGCACCAGCCAAATGAGCGGCGGCGAGAACACCAGAACGGGTAATACGAACTCCCTTAAACTTTTTACCTTCGTAATTTTCGATAATACGGTCCAGTAGAGAGTTATTCTCTCTCATATACTTCACCATCACGCTGTCCTGTAATTCAGGATTGCGTAGGAATTGATTCTTTGATATATTGAACCCCAGCACCTTAACCGTGCGTGGGTCAAATTGATACTTTCCCATCATACCAAACCGATTAACTACATGCGGAGTATTGTCGCTCTCCCTTTGCGCCATATGGTCAAGGAACTTTTCCAATTCTGTTGGTTCTGACCGCACGATGCCATCTGGTATATGGACCTTCTTAATTGTCCCTGCTAACAAAACCATTAATGCTACCGTAAGAATAGAAAGGTACTTCATATATCCTCCTATTAGAGTAAATGTGGTTGTGCCTCACGAACCCCGGCATTAGTCACCACCACATATTCTGGAAAATACTCCCGAAGATTGTTTGCACCAGCATAAGATAATGCAGAACGCAATCCGTCAAGAAGTCCATCCACCACAAACTTCACCTTACCCTTAAATGGTACGATAGTTGATTCACCTTCAACATTCCGTGTTGCTTGACCGTGGATACTCTTTGTTTCCAACGATGCCGCACCACGATACCGCTTATACAACCCATTTGCCTTCTCAATCATTGGACCTGGGGCTTCCTTCGTTCCTGCGATAAGTGAACCGAGGATAACGGAATTTGCTCCAACTCCCAGTGCCTTCGCAATGTCACCACCATTCCGAATACCACCACATGCGATAATCGGAACTTGGACTGCATGTGAACAATTAATCAACGATGTCACATTTGGAACACCAAATCCCGTTTTGATACGGGTAGTACAAAGTGACCCACCACCAATCCCAACACGAATTGCATCAGCTCCTTCTTCTTGTAACCTAAGAGCCGCATCACCAGTTGCAACATTTCCTGCAACAATATCAATATGTGAAGGAAG